AAGTTAAAAAAGAAAAAAGCAATTGTAAAAGCTAAAAAGTTTTTCAATGAACAAAAAGAAATGTATCGCCAGCCGCTTGAGTCAAGCGCAACTGGTATTTCTGAGGACAGCGAAGAATATAAAGCTTACAAGCAATACGTTGAGAATGCAAAGACTCAGTCAGAACTGCAGTCTAGGAAAGTAGATTTCTTTAATAAAGAAACTGACAAGGTGCTTAATCAAGACTTTAAAGGTTTTAAGGTCAGTATTGATGACGCTAATTTGTTATACAATCCTGGAGGTTCTGTGCAAGAGATTAAGAAAGCTCAGTCTACGATTATTAATTTTATTAATAGTCATTTGACTGAAGATGGATTAGTCAAAGATGCAGCTGAATATCATAAAGCATTATCAGCAGCAATGAACCCTGACAAGTTCGCAAGATTTTTTTACGAACAAGGTAAGGCAGCGGCAACGGAAGATGTAACTAGAAAAATGAAAAACATTAACATGTCTACACGTTCTGCTCCAGAAGTTGTTTCTAAAGGAGGAACTCAGTTTCGTGCAATCAATCCAAGCGAGGGTAGAGGGTTAAAGATTAAGAGTATTAAAAGAAAAAATTAACAACATTTTAAAAATTAAAAAATGGCAGGACAATTATTAGGGCCAAACACTTCTCCAGTAGGACCAGGGTTTGCGCTACAGCCAGCACCACAGCAAGTGCCGTTGGCTACGAATTACATTACTGATTTCAACTTTTTGAATCAGTACTTACCAGACACTTATGAAAAAGAATTTGAGCGTTATGGTAATAGAACTATTTCTTCTTTCTTACGTTTAGTAGGAGCTGAGCTACCAAGTAACTCAGACCTAGTAAAGTGGGCAGAGCAAGGAAGATTACACACTAAATATATAAAGTGTGGAACAGCAGCAGTAGTTGATGCAGACAATGTAACATTTGACATTAACGATGCATTAGTACCAGATAGAGCTGCAACAGGCTTAACAGCTGGAACTATCGCTATTCGTGTAGGTCAAACTGTTGTTGTTTCTAACAACGATGGTTCAGGAGAATATAAAGGAATCGTAACTCTCGCAGGTGCTGCAGGAGGATTGAACGATAACCAAATTACTGTAGCTTTCTATAACGCAGCAGGTTATACAGGTGGTTCAGGAGCAGGTAATGCTGATGCAACTATCTTTATCTATGGTTCTGAATTCAAAAAAGGAACAGCAGGAATGCAAGGTTCTTTAGAAGCTGAAGATGAAATCTTCGATAACTCACCAATCATCATCAAAGATAAGTATGCAGTATCAGGTTCTGATATGGCTCAAATCGGGTGGATTGAAGTGACTACTGAAAACGGAGCTTCAGGATACCTATGGTATTTAAAGTCTGAGCACGAAACTCGTTTACGTTTTGATGACTACCTAGAAACAGCTATGATTGAAGCAGTGCCAGCAGAAGCAAATTCTGGAGCACTTAATGCTGGTGGAGATGTAGGAAACAAAGGTTCTGAGGGTGTATTCTACGCAGTAGAAAATAGAGGAAATGTATGGGCAGGTGGTAACCCAACTGCACTAGCAGATTTCGATACTATCATTCAAAGATTAGACAAGCAAGGTGCAATCGAAGAGAACGTACTTTTCTTGAACAGACAATTTGGATTTGACATTGATGACATGTTAGCTGAGCTAAATGGTTCTGCTCAAGGTGGAACTGGTGGAACTACAGCTAATGGTACTTCTTATGGTCTATTTGACAATGACGTGGAAATGGCATTGAATCTTGGATTCACTGGATTCCGTAGAGGGTATGACTTCTACAAGTCTGACTGGAAATACCTAAACGACCCAACTATGCGTGGTGGTTTAACTGGAACAGGTGCTGTAAATGGTTTATTAGTACCAGCTGGTTCAACTACTGTTTACGACCAAATCCTTGGAAAGAATGCTAAGCGTCCTTTCTTACATGTACGATACAGAGCTTCAGAAACTGAAGACAGAAAGTACAAGACTTGGATTACAGGTTCAGCTGGTGGTGCAATGACTTCTGATTTAGATGCTATGGAAGTAAACTTCCTATCTGAAAGATGTGTATGTACTATGGGTGCAAACAACTTTGTGATTTTCCAATCATAAACTAAATAATAAGGTAGGGGTCGCAACTTGCGACCTCAACCTTTTTTAATAATTAAATTATAATCAAATGAAAAAAAATGTATTGGTCAATAAGACCTATAAACTTACCAAAGATGCAGCACCGCTTTCTTTTATGCTGCCAACTAGAAACTCAAGAAGATATCCATTAATGTACTTTGATGAAAGTACAGGAACTAACAGAGCTTTGCGTTATGCAAGAAACCAAAAAAGCCCATTTGAAGATGAGCAAGATGGTAATGCTATTGTAGAACCAATTGTTTTTGAAGACGGATTCTTATCTGTTCCAAGAACAAATCCAGTACTTCAAGAGTTCTTACATTATCACCCAATGAACGGAAGTAAGTTTGTTGAGGTTAATACTGAGAAAGATGCTCAGAAAGAAATGGAAGTTTTAAATAGTAGAGTAGATGCTCTTATAGAAGCTAGACAGCTTGATATAGAACAAGTGGAGGCTTTATCTAGAGTATTGTTTAACACAGACACATCTCGAATTACCTCAGCAGAATTAAGAAGAGATATTCTTATATTTGCTGAACAAGAACCAGGTATGTTTTTGAAAGCTGTTAAAGACCCTACATTAAAACTCAACTCTAAAATAAAAGAGTTTTTTAATCATAAGGTATTAATATTCAAGAATAATAAAAAAGACGTATATTTCAATACTGACAAGAACAAAAAGAGAATGCTTAATCTTCCTTTTGGAGAAGACCCTTACTATGTAATCGCAAGCTATCTTCAATCCGATGAAGGTATTGATATTTTAAAGTTTCTTGAAAAGAACTTGGATAATAAAAAATAATGTTTATTTTTGTGAAGTATATTCATAATAATAAATAGAGCTGATAACTCTAACCAACCAAAAAGAGGCTGTAGAAATACAACCTCTTTTTTTTTGCTTATCTTTGTAGTAAATAAATTAACAGATGAGCATTATAAATTCAGTACGTGAAACTGTACTGTCAGTTCTTAATAAAAATAACTATGGGTACATTACTCCTAGTGATTTTAATTTATATGCCAAGCAAGCGCAGCTAGATATTTTTGAAGATTATTTCTATCAATATAATTATCAAGTAAATAAAGAGAATGCTAGGCAATCAGGAATTGGATTGGCAGATATTAAAAAAGTATACGACGAGGCAATCAATATATTTTCGGAACAAGAATTTCTTGAGCCAGTTTATATTAATGGTGCGAATGAAATAATTACATCCCCATCCGCAACATCTACTTATAGTGTTCCTACAACAGCTACAACAGGTTCTAATTATTATTTGATAAATAAAATTTTATTACTTACAAAATACTTAGTTGCTAACAGCACTAATACTTTAGTTAGTCCAAATGAATTGGTGGATAATACTAAAAACTTTTTTAGCTTAGGAGTTCAGCCTGGGGATGTTGTGGTTAATTTATCAACTGGACAAACAGCAAATATACGATACCTTACTCCATCTACAACAGATACATTGGTATTAGATAGTAATATTTTTCTTTCAGCACCAAGCAATTATACAATTCTTAGTACAAAGCAAGGTTTAAATGAATGTGAAAAAGTAACTAATAAAAAAATTACACAACTCAACATGTCTAATTTGACTAAACCTACAGAGTTGTTCCCAGCTTATTCACAAAATAATGAGGTAATACAAGTGTATCCTGAAAATTTTCAATGGGGTGCAAACGTAATAAACTCTGGTGAAACATCTGCTGGTAGAATATTGTGTCAGTATATTAGATACCCTAAAGACCCTAAATGGACTTATGCTCAACTTGTTGGAGGTGAACCATCATTTAATCAATCGGATGCATTGTATCAAGACTTTGAGCTTCCTCTTGAAGATGAGCCTACATTAGTAAATAAAATATTACAATATGCTGGAATGTCTATTAGAGAAGTTGAAGCTATTCAGTTTGGGCAATCAATGGATATTAGAGAAGAACAAAAAGAAAAATAATGGCATACTTAACAGAATATCAATATTACGAAAACAACGGCAATGCTCCTGAAGACGCTAATTGGGGGTCATATCAATATGTAAGTTTATATGATATAGTCAATAACTTTATGTTGATGTATGCAGGAAATCATAGTTTGATTAACAATGAGGAGCGATACAGAATTTTGTTTCACGCAAAAAGAGCAATTCAAGAATTAAATTATGATGCCTTTAAAGAATTAAAAATATTGGAATTAGATGTATGTGATACTTTAAGATATGTACTACCTATAGATTATGTTAATTGGGTTAGAATATCCTTATATAAAGATGGCGTGCTTAGGCCTTTAACCGAAAATATTCAAACTAATTGGAGCAATGCCTATCTTCAAGATAATAATTGTAGAATATTATTTGACCATGATGGAAACATTTTAAAGCCATCTACATCAACCATAGACATGCAAAGGATAGAGGGTACTAAAAAAAGTATTTACCTTAATCAGCAAAGCCCTTACAATAATAGAGAAGGGTATTGTGTGGATGGTGATTGGTATTTTGATTATGGTATCGGTGCTCAGTACGGATTAAACACAGAGACAGCAAACTTTAATCCTACATTTAAAATAAATAAAAAAGCTGGGGTTATAAACTTTAGTTCAGATATGGCAGGGGAGTTATGTATTCTTGAATACGTCTCTGATGGCATGGAGGGTGGTGATGACTCTCAAATCAGTGTAAATAAATTATTTGAAGAATATGTTTATGCTTACATTCAATTTGCTATATTAAATGCTAAGTTTGGTGTACAAGAATATGTTGTTGCTAGAGCAAGAAAAAGAAGCTCTGCGTTATTAAGAAACGCTAAGCTTAGAATTAGTAATATACATCCAGGACGTTTGATTCAAAACATCAGAGGTATGGATAAGTGGATAAAATAGAATGGCAGAGACTACTAGAAATTTTATTGCAGGGCGCATGAATAAAAGCGTTGATGAACGCTTACTCCCTAATGGCGAGTATATTGACGCACTTAATATTAGGCTGGGGTCTACTGAAGAATCTGAAGTTGGTTCGGTTGAAAATAGTAGAGGTAATCAGCAGTTAACAGCTTTAGAGCATGAAGGAGTGCCTTTAAGCTCTCAAGCTAAATGTATTGGAGCTTATGAGGATGGGCAAAGAGAAACATTGTATTGGTTTGTACATGACCCAGCACACGCAGGAAAAGGTATAGTAGACTTAGTTGTATCATATAATGTGCAATTAAATTTATTAACATACCATGTTGTGACAACTGGTTCAGGGCAAACAGTTTTAAATTTCAATGAAGATTATTTAATTACTGGAGTTAACAGAGTTGAGGATTTATTATTCTGGACTGATAACTACAACCAACCTAGATTTATAAACATTACTAGAAATTATAACTCAACCTCACCTGATTTAGCAGAACAACTTTTAGTAATTAAAAAGCCACCAGTTGCAGCTCCATCATTTGAGCTAACAAATTTGTCTGGTGAAGAAAATTTTATAGAAGAAAGATTTATAACATTTGCTTATAGATATAGATATGAAGATGGCGAGTATTCTGCTTTATCACAATTCACAGAACCAGCTTTTGTTCCTAAAGGATTTGATTATAAAATAGAATCAGGTCTGAATGAGGGAATGACAAACGCATTCAATAATGTTAAAGTTACTTATAATAGTGGAGGTCCTTTAGTGAAAGCTATAGAAGTTGTTTTTGCTGAAACCACATCAAGTGTGATAAAATCTATAGAGATATTTGATAAACAAAATCTTGGATATGCAGACAATACAGATTACAGTTTAGATTTCAACAACAGTAAAATATATACTGTTTTAAACCCAACACAGTTAGTTAGGTTATTTGATAATGTTCCTTTAAAAGCTCAAGCTCAAACATTAATGGGAAACAGATTAATCTATGGTAATTATGTAGATGGTTATGACTTATTAGATTTAAACACCAACCCTATAAGGCTTGAGTATTTTTGTAGGCTTTTATCCGAAGAAATTGGAGCTGAAAGTATTGGTGACCGAACTGATTCTTTTACGTATAATATTGATGGAAGTCAAAACATTGTAAATGCTGCGGTGTTTTTTGATTTTGATGATGTAGAGTTAAAAGCTGGCGCAGCTATTACTTTTGAAATACGATATACTCATTCTCAATTTTCTGGGCAAACCCCTTTTCCATCTCAACAGTCCACAAATTTAGAACTAGACTTTACATATATATTACCTATAGATTTTGGAAGTGCTTATGAATTATCACAAGACCCTTTATTTATACAGACAATAGGAACGGCAGCAAATATACTTCCAGTGTATGACCCTGTTCCTGGAAATGAAACTTCATGTGACGGAACAACTATTACAGATGAATGGAATTGTTCTATTCCAAATACACTGGATACATTGATAAAATTTGAAAGCGGTATTACAGCAGCTGGACAACCTATAGAAATAATTTCTAGTCCAGGTAGTTCTGAGATTGGCCTTGTTGTACCAGCGATGAGATTTGTAGATGATTTAACTACACCTACACAAAGTGTTTATGAATACTATACTGTTACTTTTGCAGAGGGGAGTTATTCAGGTATTGGAAATCCTAAAAGCTTACATAGTGATAGAGACTATGAAGTGGGTATTGTTTATATGGATGAGTTTAATCGTTCATCAACAGCTCTTGTTAGTCCTAACAATACTGTTCACGTCGGTTGCTCGGCTGCATCTCTTCAAAATTCTATTGAAGTAACTATTCCCCCATCACAACTAGCTCCAGCTTGGGCTGACCGATATAAGCTTTGTATAAAGCCAGATTTTGAGGATTACAATACAGTTTATTCAAACATATTTTTTGATGAGGTAGGAACTGCGGCAACATTCTTTTTGCTAGAGGGTGAAAACGCTAGAAAGGTTGAAGAGGGTGATAGGCTTAGGGTAAAGGCTGATACTAATGGGCCAACTACAAGATGTCAGTACGCTACTGTTTTGCAGAAAGAAGCTCAGACACAAGACTTTATGAGCCCTCCACCTAAAGACTCTAATGGTACAGATATTCCTGTTCCAGCAGGGACTTATATGAAAATAATACCTAATGACTTTGAGGTGGTTCAAGGCGATTTACCGACAGTTTTATATGGCAAGAGAAGTGATTGTGGTAGAAGAAAAAACGAGCACCCAAGAGTAGCTTATCCAGTAAGCATTGAAGACCCAAATAACCCAGGGCAATTTATTGATTATTCATTACCTGCAGGTTCAAGAATAAATATATATGTAGACTTTAGAAGAAAAGGAACAGGGAATCGTGCGTGTGATGGAAGACGTTATATATTAGATTTAAAGCTAACAGCTTCACAGGATTATGATAACTTTAAAGAATGGTGGGATGGAGATAACATCGCTTCTTTATTAGATAGCGGAGCGGTATCTGGAATTACAGGAGACCCTGATTGTCCACCTCCTTACTATGCTAATTATTATAACCCTGCTATACAGACAGGTCTTGGAACAAATAATGCTTTAGCTGCTATGCCGCAAAACCGATGTGAATATCAGTGGCAGTTTTTACGAGCAACAAGTAACAATCAACTTTCTCTTGGATTAGTTGGAACTAACTCATGTTCTGGCGCTAAAAATTCAAGTAAAAGAAGAGCATGTATTAGTGCTAAGATAGAAGTTTTTAGGGCTGAGAATACATTGGTTTTTGAAACTGAACCACAAGATGCTACTCCAGATTTATGGTATGAATCTGCAGATGTATTTAGTATCGACAAAGCAACTGGAAGACACGATGGTAATATACAAAACCAAACTAGTACTCAATCTGCTGTTGTATTAACAGACTTTTTCAATTGTTATTCTTTTGGTAATGGTGTAGAGAGTTATAGAATTAGAGATTCAATTGTAGGTAAAGAGTTTAGTTTAGGAGAAAGAACTACATCTACTTCTGAATTAGAGTTTAAGCAAGCACATCGCTTTGCTGATTTAACTTATAGTGGTGTTTATAACAATGAAAGCAATGTAAACAAGCTAAATGAATTTAACTTAGGTTTACTAAACTTTAAGCCTTGTGAAGATATATATGGTCCGATTGAAAAACTTCATGGAAGAGAAACCGATATATTAGTTTTACAAGAAGATAAAATTTCTTATGTACTGGCTGGAAAGAACTTGTTAACAGACTCCACTGGTGGAGGTCAAGTTGCTTCTGTACCTGAGGTTTTAGGAACTCAGATAGCCAGAATAGAAGAGTATGGTATTTCAAGAAACCCTGAAAGCTTTTGTTCTTGGGGTTACAATAAATATTTTACTGACGCTAAGCGTGGTGCTGTAATTATGCTTACAGGTTCTGCAGGACAAAATGAACAGCTTACAGTAATTTCTGAAGCTGGTATGAGGTCTTGGTTTAGAGATAGATTTATTAATGGATTAAACACTCAAAAGCTAGGAGGGTATGACCCATATATGAATGAATATGTTTTAAGTGTTAATGAGGAAAATTTACCTTCAGAAGAATCTTGCATTGCTTGTGGTATTGAAAGAACATTTACCTTTCCTGAAGATAAAACATTTAATTATTGTATAGATTTAGGAGAATTAGTAGGAAATACAGATATAGAAATATTCGCAAGTGACTCACAAGGTAGCACTATAAAGGTAGTTTATAATGGTGTAGATGTGTTGCCAACAACCACTATTAATAATGGAAGTTCTTCTTTTGTTTTTGATAAAAATATTGTTAGTGAATCTGAAGCTCAAGTTACTCTTACTGGTAAAAGCGGTGCTACTATAAAAGTAGCTATAAAGTGTCCTGTTGCTGAGATTATAACTGTGTATCAAGTTTGTATAACAAATGCTACTCACGTAGGCCAAACCATACACAATGAGTATAGATGGATAGACGGAACATATTTATCGCCACTACATTCTGAGCAGATAACATTTGTAGATGGCACTGATTTTATTATTATCAGTCAGTTTGATTCAGTAACCGCTCCGCAAGGAGCAGGAGTTATTCCTGCTGACAATGCTTCTGTTCAAGTAATTTGTCATAAAAGACCTGTTGATAATTTTGTTTTTCAGCCTACTCAAAATGAGTTATATGCCTTAAGAACTAACACCACATACGCAGCTACACCAGCTGGTATACTTTCTTTAATTTCTGCTGCAGGTACAGCTTTACCTTTAGATGTTTCTCTTGCACCAGACCAATATATTGGAAACTATACAATGACTACAACAGGCTCAAACTTATATTTAGTATATGATTATAGACAACCAACGGAAGATGTATTATGTTACGGAACAACAGACTTAAACGATGTGTGCTGTGACTGTACCGAACCACCAACACCATAATTAAAATAAATAGAATGGCAGTATCAGGAACATATTATTTAAACGGACCAGACTTGGCAACTTCAACGGCAATATTTGCCGATGAGGATATGAATGTTTGTGCAGCAGATGGATTATATTCAAACGGCTTAATAGTACGTGAATTACTTAATTGTGTTTTACTTCCTGCTCAACCTTGTCCGTCATGCGTTGCTCCATGTGGTCAAGTTGCTGGAGAATCTAGTGCTGTAAACGGAAGTTTCTTAGGTCAAGTTAATGCAGGGTCAGATTTAGGTGCTGTAGTTATTTATTCTATTGTTGGAAATACTATACCAGATGGTGTATTAGTTACATACAATAATCAAACATATAATCAATTAACATATATAGGAAATAATGCAGGGCCAGTTGGATTAAATACACCAGTTGGTCAGCCGACTTATTACGGAAGTAACGCTAATACTCCAGTGTCTTCGACTGGGCTTCCTGTGTACACTCTTCAAACAGACGGAACTTATCTTAATACTGGGACAAATGCTCCTATAACTGTAAACACTAATCAACTTGATTTAAGAGGCGGTGGAACTAGGGTTTATACTCAGGTAATTCCAAAGAACTCAGCAACAGTTACAAATTTAAACATAGATTTTTATGGCCCTATACTAGGAACATTTTTTTCCTTTCAAGTGAGTTGCCCTGCTGTTTTAGATAGTTTTCAAGCTTCAGCTATTCAATCAAATAATTTTTGTGCGCCAGCAACAGAAACCTATTACTTTGCGCAGAATGCAACCACTACAGCAACACAGCCAATCGTATTTACACCTCAGACGCTTAGTTCCCCTGGTGTGGGTAATTATGTTTTTTTAGATGATGGAGCAGGAACATTAATAAATAACACAGGCACTAGTCAATACTTAATAATAAACAACAGTACTTTCCTTGAGATACAATATGGTATTGTTATATCTACAGGTGCGTGCATTGAACCATAAGAACTAGTAAAATAAAAAAATGGCAGAAAATTATACATTAACATATAGCAGTTCAGCACAAGGGTGGCCTTCTTTTTACTCTTATTTTCCAGAGTTTATAAAGGGTATGAATCAATTTTTATATACATTTAAAAATGGTAATTTATATCAACACAATGCACCTAGTGTTCCAAGAAATAATTTTTATGGAATACAAGGAAACTCCACATTGACTAGCGTTTTTAATGAGTCTGCTTTAGAGAATAAAAAATTTAAAACAATTGCTCTTGAAGCTGATGATGCATGGGAGGGTACATTTATAACTGATTTACAAACGACAGGTTTTATTAATGCAAGTTATTTTGAACAGAAAGAATCTGACTGGTTTGCATTTATTAGAAATAATACAGACTTACCTAGCAATACCCCTCAACTCCCTTTACGTTCACTTACAGGTATAGGATTTAGTGATGATGTTGTAATTGGAGTTAATACAGCAACTATTACCTTTGTCCCTCCGTCTAATATTGGTTCTATTTTGTCGAATGGAGATTTATTTTATTTTGGTGTAGAAACTTCACCTGGGTCTGGAGTTTACAATCCTAGCTTAGCTGGAGAGGTTACGTCATTAGTAAAACAAAACAACGGAACATCTATAGTAACTATTGATACAACAGTAGCAGGAAGCGTTGTAATACCAGGAGTTAATGAATACTTTTTGTTTATTAAAAATTCTATTGCAGAATCTCAAGGGGTCTTAGGTCACTACTGTGAATTTAAGTTAACCAATACTTCTACCTCTGCTACAGAACTATTTGCAGTAAAAAGCCAGGCATTCAAAAGTTTCCCTTAAAATTCATATCTTTGTAAAAGTTATGGGTATATTAAGTATATTTACAAAAAGGAAAAATAAACCAGAGAATATACTAGAATATGTCCATCAAAACAGAGGTCTTCTTTGGGAGAATATTAACACATTCAAAGAGAACGTCTTATTACACAGTGATTCGGTAAAGCACCATACTCCTGAAATGGATAAGTTGATGCCAGTTACTCATCATTTGAAAGACGGACTATATACCAGAGAGATTTTTATGCCGAAAGGCACATTGGTTGTAAGTTTTATTCATAAACAAACCCATCCATCTTTTTTTTTAAAAGGTGAGATGTCAGTTTTATTAGACACTGGGGAAGTCAAAAGAATAAAAGCACCAATGAAAGTGATGACTGAGATAGGTACGCAACGAGTTGCTTATATACATGAAGATACAACTTGGGTGTGCGTATACAGAACAAACGCTAAAACAATTGAAGATGCTGAGGCAGAGGTTTATACGGAAGATTATAAAGAACTACCTGAGTATGTTATATTAAATAAAAAATTATTATGTCAGGAGCAATAGCAGGCTTAGTTATATCAGCAGGAACAACCGCAATGAGTTTTATCGGTGCTGGTAAACAAAAAAGAAAAGAACAAGCAGCAGCAAGGTCTGCAGCATTAGCTATGGCTGAAGTAGAGAAAGAGCTAACAAAAAATGAAATGAAAGCTCTAGCAATACAACAAGAGCCATACGAGCAAATGCAGGACACACTGGGTGCTCAGATTAAAACAGAAATGGCAGCCATTAGAGAGGGTGACCAGCGTGGCGTTTTAGGTGGCTCTCAAAGAGTTCAAGAGGGAGCGGTTCAGGCTTCTGGAGCAATCAGAACTGCTCAAGGTCAAGAAATGTCAGAACTAGATAAATTAGTTGCCGATGAAGAAACTCGTAAGAGTGATATCAGAATGCAGATAAAACTTGGTGAGGCCGCTGGTGCTCAGCAAGCAGCAGCACAAGCAGCAGATGCTAGAACTCAGCTTAACCAGCAAGCTTTAATGGGCCTAGGAAGCACTGTTTCTCAAGGACTTCAAATGGTTCCTACTTACGGAAAAAGCGCAGAAGCTAGAGATGTAGCAGGAATGAAGCGTGATTTCACCAAACAACAAAAGAAAGATTACATGGCAGGAACAGGACAGTTCACTGGCCAAGGTCCTAAAACAGGAAGAGATTACAGACAGAATTTAAAGCCAATGATGGACCAAAACTTTCAACAAGCTGTAGGTGGTTTAAGTTATGATGCAAACACGTTTGGTGCTTTAGGAAATACCATGACTACAGACTCAAGCGGTAATCTTGTAACCACTCCTGTAGCTGATTTCCAGCAACTAGGCGGCTTACAAGGTGCAGAGTTTATGGACCTGTTACTGCAAATGACTCCAGGACAAAGAGCAATGTTAAAGCAGCAGCTAGGTTTTAATTAAAAAGATAATTAAATGAGTTATTACGGATACGTAAAAAGAGAAAACGCTGCTGGTGTTAACTGGCAGGAAGTAGGTGAAAACTTATCTAATGTTTTATTAGAAGCTGGAGCTGAAAGACAAGCTAAAAGAGATGCTTTTGATGAAGCAACTAAAGAATATCAAGACATTCTTAATAATGCTCCATCTGGAGATTTTAAAACAGCAAATGCCTTTGCATTAAACCATGCTGCAGATGCT